TGATCATATCATCCATCACAAAGGCACCACTAAAACCCGCTTCCGGTTGGCCTGCCCGGAACCCTGTGATTGAACCACCCGCCGGCCGGGCTTGCATACCACCACCCGCAGTATTTTTCCAAGCACCCTTGGCTTTACTATCAGTTCGCAAGGCACAAGGCCACATAGCCTGAAAGAATTCGTTTTGTATAATTTCACGAACCTGCGAACTGTTTTCTAAAGCGAGGTCACTCGAGTAGGTTGTGTGAATGTATTTAGACTTGCTATTGCGAGCCATACCCCAAGCAATAAAACTGATAACGAATTCGGTTTTGGTATAGCCGGGGGGCAGGTTCATTATGAGACGTTTGATGTCCCCGTTGTAAACCCCCTCCAGTGCCCTTACGATAGCCCAATGGTGGGGACTAACGATCATTTTATATCCAAGTCGCTGTTTAAAGAAAAAGCGGGTGAAGCGCATGAGAGACCCCTCTAGGGCTGTTCGCCATACCTTACACTCCCGGGGGTTTTCTATATCAAAAGACATTAGACTCTAAACCGAATTCTAGTTGCGATTTTACTTACATGACGCTTTTTCTTAAATACACCACCACCTTCACGACTACCTTTCTTATCGGTGTTACCTTCGACGGTTGTGACATAACCATTTTTATCAGGGGCGCTAATAGCAAACCCAATGTGACTAAATGTAAAGATGACAATGTCGCCGGCTTCTATGTCATTTCGGTGGGGGCTCTTTGTCCAAGTTGATCTATCTTGTTTGAGGCTCCAATTTTTAAAATCATAAGCCCCTGCTGTCCTTGGTCTTTTGAATTTTGTTGTAAAATCTACCTTGGCTTTCACGGCTGCCTCGCGAACAACCCAACAGCAAAAGGCAGCACACCATGGCCAACCCTTCTTTGCTGATAACCATGTAGCAGCTTTGTATTGATCAACACGGGGACCGCAATTGCTACCGTTGACCTCAGTAACTCCAACTTCACACAAGGCAACCTCTACTATTTTATCTTTAATTTTCATAATTAATATTCAGCATCAAAAACTTGTTTCATATTAGCAAACTCGTCTACCTCTAATGGTGCGTTGATATAGGTCTCGTTATGGATGCTATTGAAATTGATATTGATATCGTCGTTATCTAAGCCCACCACTTTCGCAAGCTTGTTTGCGGCAGCTACCCGGGACGAGGCAGTTCCAAATTCATAGTCGTTGGCTTCACGCCACAAAAGAGCAGTAACCTTTTCCCGGGTTACGATAGTCGACGCCTCCCACTTTTCTAGCTTGTGTGCAATTAGGTTTTGGGTGAATGCGCATCTTCTATATCTATTAAATGCAGCACCACCACCATTCTCGTGACCAATTCTCACAGCTGCGGCCTGACCGTTAAAGTCCTTTAGATATTCTAACACAAACGCCTCTCGCTTGCGTCTACCTGTTTCACTTATAGCCCGACCACTTGCCCAATTCTCCATCGCAGCACTATCACCATCATCTGTATCTAATACTTCGTCGACAATCATTGTAGGGTCTTTATCACTTGTGACAATAGAAAGCCCGCAAGCCTCTAATACCTTTGCCACTTGTTTCCTTTTAACGATTGCCGTCTTTTTCTTGATAAACTTTTTAACCCGCTCATCAGCGTCTGCCGGGTTTCTGATAGTTCGGGCATCGTCTTCTGTTACGGTATTGGTCAACCAGCTCGGCGGTTCATCACTCATAATTCATAACGCCTAAATGTGCGCAGGTTAATTCTTTCGCAGTTTCTAAATCATTAATAACGGCGACCTCATAGTTTTGTGTCCACAACATATTCAATAAAGCCCGTTGGTGTGGTTCCGGCGAGCCACCCGCTTTTTTGAATTCGATATAAAGTCCTGCCTTTGGATACTTACCCAAGGGTGTTGTTCTCATATGTTGCATCACAGGTATGAAAACGTCTGGGACACCTGCCTTAACCCCCTCACGTTTCAACCGGGCTGCTACCCGTGGTTCCCGGGCGTCCCCGTTGGGTATGGCATGTGCCAAATACAGCATTGTGTGCCCTGTGGCGACCATACCGGCCACCCACGCAAAATAGGCAGTTTGTAGGGCACTCTCGGTTCCCGGCCAACAGGCGGCACGTGGGAGGCGTAAATCGGTGCCTGTGGGTAATGGCAACTTCTCCCCAAACCGTTCTTTCAGTTCGGCCATTATCAAAAGTGGAATTTTAGGTTTTGTCATTTTCAATTTTGTTAATGCTTTTGAAAATTCTCTCTTTGGCATATGGGTAGAGCTTTTCATATTCGGGATCAACATTTACTAATTCATATCGTGAACCGCTTGCCGTGTGAATAAGACCATCACATTGCCCAATAATCGGCGAGGTCGTTATTCTTCTATCTGTTCCCAAATCTTTAAGTCTTTTACCCTGTAAAGAAAATGAGACGGTCTCCGGTGCTCGCCATAGGCTTTGACCCGGTGTTGGCCTAAGCGACCATTTGTAAAGTTTTTGTATCTTGCTCATGCTGTGGTTGTATTTTTAATAGTTATTCAGGAAGTCTTTTGTTGGCAAGCTTTTTTCTTTGCTTACATGTTGTATCCCATCTCAACAAAGTGGCGCCCATACTTTTAATGATAAGTGGATAATCTTTAATATGAAAAGCGGTTGATCCAAACCCCGCTTCAGGTATCAAGCCGGGGGTGGTTGTGGTGTCCACAAGTCGCTTGTGTCGGTGGGTCACGTAAGGCCAAGATTCCCGGAGCCATTGGCCGAGGGTATTCCATTCAGCGTCCCTAAGCAAAGGGCTATTCAATTCATAGTATAGATAACTATGTATAAGCCACCACTTCAAACACTGGTCCGGTCCGTTAATTTTTGTTATATCTAAATAGCTTGGTTTCATAAATTCAGGTTCTGTTGTAAAAATTCAGGTTCTGTTGTAAAAATTCAGGTAAAAGGTGAACTACACCCACAATGTCCCACAGTTACACCCACATTCTACACCCACACTTTTTTATTGTAGGTATAATATATATAGGTATTCAAATAGTAACTGTGGGAGTGTAGGAGTGGGGGGTAGGGGTAAAAATTTGAATAGTTATAGTAAATAGAGAATTCAGTTCAGTTCTCAGGCGGGGTACACCCCCCGCTCCCCTGCTCCCACAGTGCTCATTTGAATACCCTTTTTCCTTATACCTACCAAGAAAAAGTGTGGGGGCAAAGTGTGGGTGTAAGTGGGGGTGTAACCGCCCCCACATTCCGCAACCCGTGGGACATTTGAATTTTATACCAAATGTCCAAATTGGACATTCTACCAACATTCGCCGTAAGTGTAGAGGGTTGCCCGTGTGCCGAACTGTTCAAGTGCTTGGTCCGGGGCGACCCGTTGGAGGGTGTGATCGCTTATCAATGTGGACACCATATTTGCAATTGCGCGGTTGGCACCACCCGGTTCGTTTTTAAAACTAGCGGTCATTTTTAATCTCTTTCTCAAATAATTCACGGGCACTACGCCGGCCTGTTCTGCTAACGCCTTGCGAACTCCGTAGTTCATTTTTTGCCCTACGGTTAATGCCATGTATTGCTCGAATACACGCCGGAAGTCAAACTCTTGGCGGTGGTTACCCTCCCCCACGTCCCCCACCTTAAAACGGGCTGCTAGGTTACCAATTTCGGCCTTGGTAAATTCAATTGCCCATTCTGCAATTTCCTCAGTAATAACCGGGGTCTGTGTATCACAACCCACTGCCACCAACCCGGCAAGCTTGATCGCCTTAAGGTGTGCCCGGTTATAAAGTTCGGCTTCAACCGGGGTGGCGCTTTCATTAATGCTTAGGTCTGTTGCTACATCGTAAGCATCTAACAATGCTTTGCCGGCAACTGTGTAACTCACCGGGGCACACGCTGTGTTACTCATTGTTGCCATACTGGTCACGGCGAGGTTTGCAATCTTATCTACCAAATCGGGGGTTGGACTTGAATATGCTGTTTCGGTATTACGTGGCACCCTTGGACCCCTGTATTCGATAATATTGAAGCGGGGCACCAACCCGTCCAAAATATGTGATTGTTCTAACCCCTCGTAAAAGGTGGCGGTTGAACCCTCACCGAGAATTGTAATGTTGGGGCTTTGAACCGTTTGTGTATTCTTTTCACTGTCGCTGTAAACGGTTGGCATAAGAAAATCTTCGAACCCACTTTTACTATAAGCCTTCAGTAGAATTTTTCTTAGCATAACAAGCGCAGGGTTGGCGTTGCGTCCGGTCATTTGGTGCATGGTAATACCAAACTCCCCAAGCACCGAAACAAAACACTGTTGCTTGTCTAAAGTTCTAACAAGTGCCTGCCCACTGGCAAAGTCACCGGGACCAACAAATTGCTCAACACCTTGTATCTGCTTTTTAACGGCACCAATAAGTCTATCAATACCTTTGGGGCCATCCTCCTTACCCCGCCCGGTACCCGCCACCAAAATTACATAGTGGTTAAGGCCGGACCCGCTCACGTTGTATGCCCGGCCACAAATGCCAGCCGTGAGGGCAAGGGCGGCTGCTAGGCTTACATGGGAAACCGGGCGCTGGCTTGTGTGATAAATGTAACTTGCAATTTCACCAACAAGGCCAACCGGGAACCTAATACCCCCGTCACTAGGTTGTTGCGCCTGTGGGGCTGTTGTAGGGGTTACCGTAACAATTGGGGCTTCCGGTAGGGCAACACCCTTGTTAACCGCTCCCTGTGGCTGGGTACCCACCATAAAGGGAACTTCAAACTGCACACCGCCCTGTAATACCGGGGCGGGGGTTGGGGTTGGGAATTGCATATTTGCAAAATCAATTTCGGGTAAGTCTTGCACTGCCCTGATACGCTTAAGACTACGAATTAGATAATCATCTCGTTGTGCCTTTTCACGTTGCCCTAACCCACTGGTTCTAAACATGCGCATCACCTGCCCGTTAGATTTACTATAAAAACAAAGCATGGCCAGCAAAGCAAAGTCGGCGGCGGACTGCCCTTCCGTTTGATACTCTGTGTAGTGTTGCCATTCCCCGTTCCATAGCCGGTTAAACTTTTCTTCGTTTTCGGCGGTGCTTGCCATTTGCCAAACTTCCAAGTCCTCTTGTATTGGGTCTAACCATTTGAGTTCGGCGGTGCCTTGCATGGTTTCCATCTCTTTATACAAAGCATTGATAACTGCTCCCTGTGGTGTAATGGGCGCTTGCTTTAAAACGTTACCTGTAAAAATCATGTAACGTCCCCAGCTGTAGATTTCGACGTTATCCCTTTTGACACCTTTCGGCACGTTGCCCTTAACCACAATGTGGATACCTCTGCCGCTTTGACTTAGCTCTGTGTAACTATCAACAGAGTTCATAATGCTTTGGAATCTGTTGCGCTGTTCTTCCGTTGCCGGGTTATCAGCTTTGTCGTCCAAGTCGATTATGCAATAGGGGTCATCAAAACTTAATACAAAACCGATATGCGGTTGCTTACTATTACAAGCCTCCTCAAACGTGCCCCACGTCACCGGGTTCATTGGGTCCGCGTTCTTGCCTGTTTTGGGATTGATTGGAACTTTATCATTACCACTACAAACCCACTGCGGTAATAGTCTTAATTCCAACGGTATGCTTTCTGCTTGGTATGGCATTAGTTATTACGTAAGTATTTTACCAGCTTGTCTAATTTAACAATGCCGGGGTTATCATTTTTGCCTTTGGCAACCTGCCAGATCCATTGGTAGCTAAAGCCTGTGGCATCTGCTACTTCTTGTATTTTTTTGGTTGCCAACAATTTTCTCGCTTCGCTTAGGAGGTTCATATTGGTGTGGGGGAACCCTACGGGGCGAAGGTAATAAAAGGCAAAACCAATTTTAAAATATATTTTAAAATAAATATTGTATTATCTACCGACCCGGGAATAGGGTTCAAACGTTGCCACAACAAACCGGCACAAAACCAAGCAAACTATTATGACAGACGATGAAATCAGGGCCAACATGGCTTATATCAAGAAGGCTGAAATTTATGCTAAGCAGACAGCTATTAAAATCAAAATTGCCCGGCAGGCTGTGATGCAAGCCCTTTTTGAAAAGGAGCTCGCCATTAAAGATAACAAGGGGACCACCACCTTTGCCGCCGAGTATGGTATTGCCAAACTCACACAAGCTTTGAACTATACGCTTGTTAATGAAATTGACCACCCCGAGCATGGGACAATCAAATTGGAAGAGGCTGTCGCCTACTTACCGGAGCACCTCCGGTCAACGGTTGTTAAATACGAACCCAAACTTATGATGGCGGTTTACAATCAATTGTCGAAAGACCAACAGCAGGCACTCGCCCCGTTTGTTACCATTAAACCCAAGGCTCCAACACTTAGCGTAGAGGGTGATTTTTCAGATGTTTAATTTTATTAAAAGTTTCTTTTGCACACACAAGTGGACCCCCTACTGGTCTTATTTCAATGGCCGCAAAAGGTATCGTTGCACCAAGTGTGACAAACATCGTAACTCCACCGAATTTTCACTATGAGTAACGCTACACCAAGGACACCACGCCAGCTTATTGCAATGGCATCTAACCGCATCATGCATCGTTATGTCGGTGGGGTTATTTCCAACTATGAGCGCATCCTTAAAAAGCACGTTTGGCTTTCGAATCAAACGTATGTCAAATTCCGCAATATCATTGTTGCGATGGAAGACCTTAAATCATCTATTCAGGCCGATAGTGATCACGAAAAAGAAAGGCCTATTAACAGTGGTGCATTGCGCGGCTGGGAACCTAAAGAAAAATAAAAATGAGCAATATAACACCCGTTAAAACATACGGCACAAGCCCCCCTCGCATCTTGGTGCATGGTGGGGAAAAGGTTGGTAAATCCACATTTTGCGCCGGGGCACCCCGTCCAATTTTCCTACCAACAGAAGAGGGCCTTAAGGGGCTACACACCACAGCCCTTGTCGAGCAGGGTAAGCAACGCCTTGAAACTTACGGTGAATTTGATGGTGCCTTGGCTTGGGCCGAAAACCCGGCCAACCAAGCGCACTACGACACCATTGTGATTGATAGTGGGGACTGGCTTGAAGCCCTTATCCACAGTAACATTTGCGCCACCTACGGTAAAACCAACGTTGGTGAATGTGCCGGGGGGTTTGGCAAAGGTTATAGTGAAGCCCTTGAGTATTGGCGTCACATTTTGCTACGCCTTGACCGCCTTAACCAAGCCGGCAAGTGGATTGTTATTATCCTTCACAGCAAGTCGGTTTTGTTTAATGACCCAACCACCGAGCCTTATGACATGTGGACAATCAAATTGCATTCCAGCAAGAACCAAAGTGGTTCATTGGAACTGCTAAAAGAGTGGGCCGACATTATCGCTTTCGCTTGTGTCGAGCAATTCGTTAGCGAAACCAAAACAACTCTTATCGATAAAGATCAGGTATCAAACCGCATGGTTTCCACAGGGAAGCGGCAGTTGCACCTTGAAAATTCAAACGCCTACCTTGCCGGTAATAGATACGGCATGTCGGGCACAACCGATTTAACTTGGCCTGCCTTTATGGCCAAGTTTTCACAGACCCCAACGGTCTAAACCAAAACCAAAACCAAAACCAAACCTAAATTATTATGTCAGTTAACGTAAACTTCGATGCTTCGCAAGGCCCTTCAGGCTTTATCTCAACTCCACTTCCAAGCGGTCTTTATAGTCTTATGATTATGACAAGTGCCCTCGAGCCAACAAAACGCGGAGACGGGCAACGCCTTGTCCTTGATATTGTTGTGGCGGACGGTCCCGAAAAAGGTAAGTCAATCAAACACGGTATCAATTGGGAAAACCCCAACCCCAAGGCAGTGCAAATTGGACAAGCGGAGTTCCGTGCAATTTGTCAAACGGTTGGGGTTATGAATGTCCCAAACACCCAAGTCCTACACAACATCCCATTTGGCGGTGAAGTGGAATTTGATGGTAAGTATTCCAATCTACTTGACGTGTTTCCTGTTGGTGAATTGGCAACCCGGCTTACCACCTATGTTGCCCCACCTACCCCGGTAGCACCAACCACACCGGCAGCAGGAGGGGCGCCGTTTACACCGGGCGCAGCCAGTGCCCCGGCACCAACAGCAGCCCCGGCTTTTACGCCACCCCCGCAATCCCAACCGGGACCAGCGGTAACGGCAGCAGCGGCTTTTGTGCAACCACCCCAACCACCCCAAGCTCTGCCGGGCTTGGCATCTGCCCCAATGGCGGACCCTGTTGCGGTGGCTGCTCCGGTCCAGACACCCCCGGTGAATGCAACATCCCCTTCTAACGTCGCACCACCCGCACCACCCGCACCACCCGCAACAGCGGCACCAACAGCGGCAACACCTGATTGGATTGTAGCACAACAAGCAGCCGCTGCAGCCGCACAACCCACTGCTTAACACACGCAACTAATACCGGGTGGTCCAATCCCACCCGGTTCAAACAAACAACCAACCAAACAAAAATGAATTTTAGATGTTTAATTTCAATCTGCCATACCGCAAGTCTCAAAGCGGGTTGGTGGGATAACGTAACTGAAGAAGGTTCTGTTATCAAACTTGCCTTAATCGGCACAGAATTTAGTGAGGCTGTCGAGGGGGTTTTGGGTAACTTCCAGGATGATAAACTTCCCGCCCGTAAGATGGAAGAAGTTGAGATGGCCGATGCCGCAATTCGCATCTGTGATTATATGGGTCACCGGGGTTATAAAGACCGGGTAAATGGCACTGCAAGAAAAGACGCACTTCTTTATTGGGGCTACAGCCCTTCAGCCTTGGTCAAAGTTGCAAACATTCAACCAATGCAAAATGATGTATCAGCTGCGATCGAAGGTCGTAGAAAAGGCGACAAAGAAAAGGAACACAAGGCCTTGGAAAATTGTCTAACTGGAATCGTCGCATACTGTGAGCACTATGGGTTAGACCTCACCGAGACAATGGAAGCCAAGATGACTTTTAATACAATCAGGCCGGACCACAAACCCGAGAATCGTGCCAAAGATGGCGGCAAGAAATTTTAACATTTGATATAATGGACGAACTAGAAAAATTCGCAACTGAAGCTCACGACTTCGTTTTAAAAAAGGCAAAGGCCGAGGGTAAATATGATGAGATGCTTGCTAACAGGGCTGCGCTTAAATCAATCCCTGACAGTGAAGAGCTTGGTCTTTTGCAAATCGGTAAAGACTTCTTATCAATTGTCGGGGCCGCTAAAGACATGGAAATTGATCCATTAAAAGCGGGTCAATTTTATCTTAAGAAATTGCAACAGGCACAAGCCGCTTCCCAAAACTAAGATGGAAATTCTAATAATCACGATGGTGGTTTTTGTCACTTGCCTTTTATGCATACGAAAAAGATGAAAAATATCAAAGCCAAAATTGTAGCCGATACCGTTAACCCAAAGGGTAAACGAATTACGACATTTCTTGTAACCTACCCCCGTTTTATACATGCTGAAATCATGACGCATCGGGCATTAAGTCGCAACGCCGCCAGCTCCCGGGCCATACCTATCAAAAAGGTAATAGAGGCAATCAAAAAGAACCCGGTAAAGCCTGAATGGTGGGGTGCTACACAAAGCGGCATGCAAGCCGACTGTCAATTAGATGAGTCTAAAATAGATGAATGCAAAGACATTTGGGAGGATACTATGTATGAGGCGATCGATCGTGTGAGTGAATTGGATTATTTAGGTCTCCACAAACAAATTGCAAATCGTATCTTGGAACCGTGGTTTCACATTACCGTTCTCATAACTGCTACCGACTTTGATAACTTCTTTGCACTGCGGGCACACAAGGACACCCAACCGGAATTTCAGGTGTTGGCTTTTCGCATGCTTGATAAGTATCTCAAAAACGTCCCCCGTTCTGTTTGTTGGGGTGATTGGCATCTACCATTTGTTGAACCGGGTGGTTGCACACTATTCGAACTTGATGACCGTATTACGCAAAGTGTCGCAAGTGCAGCCCGGACAAGTTATACAACGCAAAGTGATGAATTCCCACTCGACAAGCAAAAGGCACTTGTGGACAGGTTAGCAGAACTTGGGCATTGGTCACCATTTGAGCATCAGGCACAAGCCATTGGAACGGCGCACCGAAGTGGTAATTTCAGCGGGGGTTGGGATCAGTTACGCCAGAAGTATCAACGTCAAGACCAACTTGACAAGGTTGATTTGGAATCTATAATGAATTCAAAACCTACTTGGTTTTCACTTTAGTTTTTATATAATGAAGTCTTATAGGAGCCCCGCCGGCTTGCTCTTCCAATTATGAATTAATCAAACACCACTCGGGGGTTCACCCGTTAACATTTTCTTTTCTATGATAGCCCGGTCCTTGGGGGGGGGACCGGGCACTTTTGGCGAGGAAAATAAACCAAGCAGGGAAATTGAAAAAGCCGTTATCAAAAAAATAACGGAACGGGGGGATCTAGGTGAAGAAAAATATGGTGTAACTTTAGACCGCAAAGACTTAACGCCTAAGCAGTGGGCAATACACTTTCAGGAAGAAATGTTAGATGGTGCGCAATATGGTGAGCGGGTTATCCAAGCGGAAGATTTGCTGGAAGAGGCTGTTGCGATTATGATAGATCTGGTTCCCCATTTTGTTCCGGGTGGTGCTATCAATACCAAAATGACCAATTGGATTGAACGTCACAATAACCGCTTCTAAGTTATGGCAAAAAGACCAATTTGGAAAAATGAAGTTGGAGCTAAAGATGTTATCTTAGCTACCAATTTATGGAATAAGGTTGAGGCCGCAGCCTTGAAACAAGCGGACCTAGAATACCGCTCCCACTGTGGGGCCTCCGGCATTGGTGACGAGTGTGCGCGTAAGGTTTGGTATGGGTTTCGGTGGGCTGGTAAAGAGCTCCCAGAACCTCGTATGGTGCGACTATGGGACCGGGGTAACCGGGAGGAATTTGTATTTGAGAAACTGTTGCAAGATGCGGGGATGGAACTTTATACAATGGACGCAACGACCAACACTCAATTTCGTATAAGTGATTTTGATGGTCATTACGGTGGCAGCTTGGATGGTATTGGTCGGGGGTTACCCGAGATGCCGGAAGAGTGGGTTTTGCTGGAATTTAAAACACACAAGGACACAAGTTTCAGAAGTCTTATCAAAAGTGGTGTCCGGGAAAGTAAACCCCAACATGCCGCGCAGATGGACACTTACATGGCCTATCGTAAATTGAACTATGCCTTGTATTGCGCAGTTAATAAAGACACCGATGAATTGTATTTTGAAATCGTTGCCGTTAACATAGCAGCGGCCACACGTTTTAAAATGCGGGCAGAGATTTGTATTTATGGTAAAATCCCACCCAAACGAATCAGTAAATTGTCATCCTATATGTATTGCAAATACTGCTGCGAATTTGCCGGAACTTGTCATAATAATGAAGCCCCCGATGTTAACTGTCGGACCTGTGTCCACAGTGAACCCGGTTCAAATGCTACTTGGAAATGTAACAAGCTGAAAACCACCCTTAACAAGCAAGAGCAACTTGCCGGGTGTGAACAATACAAACGCAACCCAAACTTTCACAAATGAGTTTTACCCCACGTTACTATCAAAAAGGTTCCGTTAATTCGGTTTTCGAATACTATCAAGCCGGTAATACTGGCAACCCCCTTATCGCCTTACCTACGGGCACCGGGAAAAGTTTGGTCAACACTATGCTTATCAAAGAGATAATGACCCGCTTTGAAAACCAGCGGGTTCTATGTCTTACGCATGTGAAGGAACTTATCGAACAAAATTACAAGGCATTGATTCGGTTTTGGCCTACCGCCCCGGCTGGTATTTATTCGGCGGGGGTTGGGCGTAAAGATGTTGGTTTCCCTATAACATTTGCGGGTATCCAAAGCATCCATAAAAAGGCAAATATTTTCCAGCGGGTTGACGTTGTTATTGTAGATGAAGCCCACCTAATAAGTCCTAAGGGTGGGACCATGTATCAATCATTTCTAGCAGAGCTTAAACTTTTCAATCCATACCTTATTGTTATCGGTATGACGGCAACTCCTTATCGATTGGGACAAGGTGGGTTAACAGAAGGGGGTTTGTTTGATGATGTTTGTTACGACATGACAAGCATGGAGAAGTTTAACCAATTGGTAGATGAGGGATTTATTGCACCCCTTGTCCCACTGCGCACCAAAAAGGAATTAGACATAGATGGCTTGCGAACTGTTAGCGGTGAATTTAATATCAAACAAATGCAAGAGCGTTATAATGTTGACGACATTACACGGGGGGCATTGGAAGAAAGTATCATTAACGGGCAACACCGAAAACATTGGTTAATTTTCGCCACCGGGGTTGAGCACTGCGAAAGGATTGCAAAATTACTAACCGAAGTTTATGACATAAGCTGTGGGGTGGTGCATAGCAAAATTTCAAAAGAAGAAAGAGAAGCAACACTCACCGCATTTACAACGGGTAAAATTCGGGCAGTTGTAAATAACAACGTCCTGACAACCGGCTTTGATTATCCAAACATTGATTTGATAATTGTTTTAAGACCAACCAACAGCCCCGGCTTATGGGTCCAAATGTTGGGACGGGGTTTGCGTATTGTGCTCCCAACAAGACCGGGTGAAACGCCTTGTAATTGGCACGAATGGCCGGAGGGGGCTGTTGAAAGGGGACGATATGATACAACCACGTCCCCCGGCTTACTGCTGTGTATTAAAGAAGGACCAAAACAAAATTGTCTTGTGATGGACTTTGCAGCTAATACAAAACGCCTTGGACCTATCAATGACCCGGTAATTCCCAAACCACCGAAAAAGGGCAAACGGAAAGGTGAAGCCCCTGTTAGGGTTTGTGAGAATTGCGGTATGTATAATCATGCCAGTGTGCGAACCTGTAAGGCATGTGGATACGAGTTCCCGGTAAGTGTTAAAATCAAAACGGAAGCATCAAATGCGGAGCTCATTAAACGCAATCAATTTGAGATAGATGTTTACAAAGTGACAGGCCGGGAATTTGCTATCCACAATAAGGCCGGGCAACCCGCGTCACTGAAAATTACCTTGGTGTGTGGGTTTAACATGTTTTCCCTTTATATAGGGCTTGAGCACAAAGAACCGTTCGCCAAGAAATCCCGGGACCTGTGGCGGTTGTTTGCCGTTAACCCGGCAAAGGGTTTGGTCCCCCTTAGTACAGCGGCTGCCTACGAGCATGCCCCTAGCGCCCTACGGACCCCCCTGTATTTACGGGTAAGAACGGACACCAAATACCCGGAAATACTAGATTACGACTTTTCAGGGCAATCTTTTGGTAAAAATCATGACGCTGGAACCCTTGTAGAATAAGGGATTTAAAAGTTTTTTGCTTTTTCATGCCGAAAAGACTTGGAAACTTGGGTGGTGTTTGTAGTTTGTGGCTGTCAACCAAACAACCAACCAACCAACCAAGCAAATGAAAAACCAAGTTAAACTCACCGCCAAAGAAATTATCCTCCTTGCAACTTTCGCCAAGGGCATGGACGAGCCATTCACCGGCTGGCTTCATGAGATGATGGACGACACCCCAAGCCAACGCGCAGTGCTTGGTAACCTTATTAAAAAGAACCTTGTTATTAGCACCCTTCACGATGACAAGGACAGCCCAGATGCTTATTACATCGACTTTACCGATGCCGGCAAAGCAGCCGCCGCCAAAATTGATATTCTCACAATAACAACCAAAACCAAACAACCAACCAAAACCAAAACGACAATGAAAAACGATACAACCGCCCCAACCAAAACCGCCGCAGCTACACCAACCGAAAAGGCACAAGCCGCTGTTACCACCGCCAACGATAATCTCAAAACCAAAAAGGCCGCTGTTACCAGTGCCAAGAAAGTTTTGAAAGTTGCCACCACCGCCCAAACCAAGGCTGAAAAAGCATTTGTTGGCACCGTAGAGGGCACCGACGAAAACGCAGCCGCAGCCAAGGCGCTTACCAAAACAGAAAAGGCAGTTACCGCAGCCGGCAAGAAACTTACAACTGCTGAAAACGCAGTTGCCAAAGCAACCGAAACCCTCGCCGCCAAAAAAGCAGCCTTGGTGACCACCAAGGAAAAAGTGAAAGCCGCAGCAGCTGAAGCCAAGGCAAAAGCCAAGGCAGAAAAAGCCGCATCCGCAGCCGCAGCCAAAGTTGATAACCCAAGCCGAAACGCCCTCGTAGTAAGTGTCGAACTTACACCCGAGCTTTGCAAAAAACACGGTGTGCCGGTTACAACCAAATCAACCCTTTTCGTTCACGAGTATGCTTTCGCCAACAGTGATGAAACCGGCACGCTGGTCCGCGAGCGCAAAGAGATTGCCAAAGAGATTATCGAAATTGGTATCGCCAAAAACACTGTCCAAACACAGCTGTCCAAATACATGAAAGGCGAATACCCCAAGAATTTCAGCGGTGCGCCAGTTGAGTAATTAACTTAAAAGGTATTTTAAAATATCTAAAAAGGGGGCTTGAATAAAGCCCCCTTTTTAATACCTTAAAGACCAACCCGGACGGGTTTCAAACCAAGCAAATTATTATGACAGAAGACAAAGTTACACAGAACGGGGCTACGCGCCCACGGGCAGGCAGCAAAACAAGATTGGCATGGGATACTTTCTCAGCATTAGCAACCACCCTTGACCGGGCACCCACACGGGCGGAGGCATTAGATGCAGCCACGGCAAAGGGTGTTGCTAAAGCTACGGCAGCCACGCAATACAGCCATTGGAAAAAGTTCAACGGCATTTCAGGCCGGGTGGTTGATCCAAGCGCGCCAGCAGCCGCACCACGAGCCGACAAGCCAGCCAACGGCAAACCCTCCGCTTTGGAAGTTACAAGGCCACCACAGGCACCACAGGGGGCAACAAACGTGGTTCCCATGGTTGGTCCACCAAACGGAGCCAGCGGGCACGAGCACCCAAGCATCACACCACCGGAGGAATTGGCACAAGACACCCGGTTGCATGATGAAGGGTGGGACGCATTCTGCGAGGGTAAAAGTGATAGTGATTGTCCCTACGCCGCGCAGAGCGCCGATTGGGTTATTTGGTGTGAGGGTTACAAAGCAGCATCTAAAAGCTAATATGAGAAATACACAAAAACCACTTCCCAAAGATATTGATCCCATTGGCCGGGTCAATCTACATAGCCTATTTTATACAATACAGGGTGAAGGGCCGCTGGCCGGTTCCCCTGCTGTGTTTATTCGCTTGTCTGGTTGCAACCTACAATGCCCCGGTTGTGATACTGAATACACCGGGGGTAAACAATACCACCCGGAAGAAATTCGCAATGCTATTGTCAGTCTGCGGATGTCACTGAAAATTCCAAAACCAATTATTGTCATCACCGGGGGTGAACCCTTGCGTCAAAACATAGATGAGCTTTGTAGCATTCTGCTAGATTCAAAATACATAGTCCAGATTGAAACTAATGGGACCTTGCCTTGGCCGACCAATTGGGAAGAAAGTTTGCGGGTGTTAATGGACCCCGATTTCCACATTGTGTGCAGCCCCAAAACGGGGCGGGTTAACAAGTCCCTTATGCCATTCATCTCGGCTATGAAATACGTGGTGGAGGCCGGGCATACAAACACCAACGGGCTCCCCACACGGGCTCTACAGGGCAACGTTCAACCTTGGCAAACCCTAAGCGAACTCCCGGAGCCGGTGCCTGTGTATGTTCAACCGTATGATGCGGGTGA